TGTGTCGTTTATATTTTCATCATCAGCCGATGCAGTTGCGATCTGCTGATTTCTTCGTCTAAAATATTCTTCAATATCAAGATTTTCGTACTGTGATGTTTTTATGTTCAGCTTTTCATCAATCGCCAGTGCATCTGTAATAGATCTGTCATTATCCAATGCTATTTCAAAAACACTTCTAATATCACCTTGACATTGAACAGCAACATCAAGAAGATTTTGATTATACAGTACGCTTACTTTTTTCATCGTTCCAATTCTTTAATTCTATTTTTCAAATCTTGGTTTTCACGTTTTAACGAAGTAATAATTCTTCCTTGAAGCTCATTTTCTTCATTAAGAAGCTTTATTTTTCGGTCGTATGTATCAACCAAATCTTTAAACTTAATTTCATACCGGGAATGCAAATCATCAAGGGATTTTTGATATAATGAAATTATCTTACCGTCGTTGTCAATTTCCTTATTTTCATTTTCAGCCTTCATCCCGGCTATTGTTTCATTGTATTTTTGCTTTTCTAAAAACCAAAGGAGAATACCACCGCTACCAAACAAAAAACCTAGTAAGCTTATTAGATGTTCTGATAAAAACTGTATCATTTTTTTACGTGTGTTGTTATTAAGTCTTTTATTTCGTTGTAATCTTTATTATCAATTGCTAAATGTGTTTTAACACGTTTTTCAAGTTCGAAACGGCTTTGATTAGTTTTTACAAGGTTTACGATATTTGCACCCAACAAAGGATCTGACTTTAATTCGCCCTGGTTCATCTGTAGGATTATTGAAACTTCCTGCATAAGCGTTTCACCAATTTGCAACGATTTGTTTTTTACGATCAAATCATTGTTTTCATCTAATAACATTCCTTTTCCTGCCATATCAATCGCCTTGTATAATTCCTTTACCCGTTACCGCTCCGCCTGTAGCAGAAGTACCCGTTACAACCGTTTCACGCATAACCACATATTTTTCAATGGCACTAGCTATATCATCGGCTAATTTTTTCCTTGCCTGTTTTGGATCTACAACAACATCACTTTGAGAATCAAAAGCTTTTTGTAGTAATACCGATAGTGCTTCTTTGGTAATTGATGCCATATTTTATTCTATTAAAATGGTATTTAAACGCTCTTTAATCAGGTTCATTGCAGCCACATTTATTGTATTTCCCTGGATAACTATGATTTTGTTTAATTCGTCAATCAAATCGTTAAGAACCTGCTTTAAACTTTCATTGTTCTGCTTTACAACAAATCCGTCAACCTTAATGGTTAGATTTGATTTTCCTGTTGTAAAACTTATTTCTTCGGTATCTTCTGCATGTATTAAAAAAGCATTCGCATCATTACCGTTAATTACACCCAATAAAACAAGACTGTCTTTTTTGGGTTTCTTGACGATTTCGCCAATTCCTAATACTACATCATAGATTTCAAGATCATCAAGTAAGCCTATGCAATCACAGGTTTTATTTTCCCAGTCAACACTTATTACTTTTGCCCATACATTGGCAACCGCAATAGTTTCTTTGTTTTTCTGATTAAGTATTTTACTAAAGTCTGCTATTGCCGTCATTGATCTTATCGCCTAAAGTTATTTCTTGCCTAATACCGTTAATATTAAATGTTTTACTTACTGCTTCAATGTAATACACACCGTTACGATCATCATAAAGCGAGCTTTTAAGATTAACTTTTAACCCGTGTTTAACTGTTGGTATTCCAAAAGCTGTAAAGGATCCGTCAAAACGATCTTGTTTAAAGCGTTCGTATTCCTTTTGAGCCAGTTCTTTTAATTCTGCAAGGACTGTTATATTGTAAAACACTAGCTGCCTTTCGTTACCGTCTGCATCGCCTATATTGTCAACAGATATTTTTTTGCCGTTGTGCAATGTAGAAACTGCCTTTATTTTTACGCGTACTTCATCTTTTCTGCGGTAATTCAGCGATGTACTAACACAAGTGCGTTCTAAATGAAATGGGACTGTTGCGCTTTCGGTTTTGGTTGTGTAGTATTTTCCACATACAAGCATTTTACCATCCATCCAGGTGTACAAACCCCAATCACTTTGAAGCTTATCCAATACTGCACCTACCTGCGTTTTTGCCAATCTAACAGAACCAAGAGTAACACCGTCAAGCGCATTTATGTTATAACCCGGAACAATAGTTTTAAGCAGGCTTTCAAGGGTTGTGCTTTTAGATGAATAGTTTACAGGCATTTGCTTTATCTTAAACATTTCATCTTCAAATTCAATCTTTATCGGAATATCAGCACCGACACGGCTTATATACCCGGTAAATTCTTCATATAATCTGCCGTTATAACCAAAGTAAATTGTCAGTGCATCACCGCGTTGAAAAACATCCCGAACCTTACGTTTATTAAAATCGGTAACATTACGTGGCAATGAAATAGATCCTTTCGAAACCATTTCTTTAAAGCTTGATTTAAATTCGATTTCGTGTACCCGTCTAATAACAATCTGATCCCTTCGTTCGTTTTTATGAAAAACGATTTTACAACACATTGCTAAAGTCATGGGTTATAAATTATTTCAATTGCTTCATCACTTATCAACTGAAACTGAAAAGCTACTACACCAGGTGTCGCTTGTGGTATGTTATCATTCCAATCTTGTAAACAAACGCGGTTTATATTTCGATCTGTAAAAAGACTACCCACGATTTCAATTGAATCAGCAAGACTTTCAAATTTTAAAAGTTCCTTTAGTTGGCTTTGTGCGCTTCGGTTCGGTTCGTCCAAACACAAACCTCGTACATCAATAACCCAGTCATCAAAACCAAAAATTTCTTTCACCGTTCCGTTGCTGCCTAAAACATTTGTTCTAGTTATGTTTTTAGCACGACGGAACTGAAACATTGTTGCAGGCGGTAAAGAAAAAGTTTGAAGCGCTTTTTCTACCAATTCACCTTTCATATCATACTCCAAATATTTTCCACCTTGAAAAGTTGCATTGAATAATACAGGCGTACCCATCCAAGACATATCTCTAGAATCTGTATAATTAGGCAGGGTTTCTATTCCCGAAAAAGAAATATTGTTAGGTGCTTTGGATCTTAAATCTTCTGTGATGTAAAAAGGAATATTTATACCAAATACTTTTCTGAATATTTCTGTTACTACATATTTACTTTCCATTATCCGCCAATATTAATTACACTGTCTCTTAAACCGTCAGCTAAATAACTAACCACCTTATCTGCTAAATCACGAACATTCGTGTCTTTCGATACACTGAAATTGTTTGTTATGTTTAAAGTCTGTACGATAGATCTTATACCATTTGAACCACTCCCAACATTTAAACCCTCACCAGTTCCTGCTTTACCGCCTTTCTTTTTTGTTTTGTCATCGGGTGCAACCGCGCCCAATACATCGGGTTTATAATTTAAATGGGCGTTTACACTGCTTGGTGCTTTTTCTTTTTCTTTGGCTTTTTGTTTAGCTGTGTATTCTTTACTTGCCAAATCGCCTTTTTGCATGGCACCGTTCCAACCGTTTTTAAATTCCGATGCTGCTTTAGCACCACTTTTAACACCCATTAGATCTGTTACGGCATTTTTACCTGTATCCCAGGCTTTTTGCCATTCACCCTTAAATAAGTGACCGATTGCCTTTGCAACTCCGGTAAGACCGGATAACAATTCTTTAAATCGGTTTACAACGTAGTCTTTAATAACATTACCGAATAATTTCATTGCTTCCCAAGCCTTAAAAATTACTGTACGGAAACCTTCAAACTTCGTCCAACACAAGGCGATTATCGCTATTAATGCCGCAACACCTGCAATGATTAACCCGACAGGGTTTGCCGTCATGGCTGCGTTAAGCAACCATTGTGCTGCTGCCTGTGCTTTTGTGGCAATTGTCTGTATCCAGGTTACTTTAGAAAGCATTTGCACAATTGGTATCGCACTGCTGACAATCATAAACATCGGCATCAACTCCCTTGAATAAGTAGCAACATTCCCGAACATTTGCCCGGCACTTGTACTTAAATCACTTATCCAACTTCTAAAACCACTTGCTGAACGTTCAACAGCAGGCAATTTGGTTAGATCCAAATCCATTGTACTTAAAGCTTCAACAAATTTTTCAGTAGCATCTTCACCCGCACCTTTAAAAATATCAGCCATTACCAACTGTCTAGCCTGTGTACTAGCAGTTTTCATTTTTTCGCTTATCAGTTTTATGGCATCCATTGATGTTTTACCTTCAATATCTTTAGGTGTCAATCCAATTCCCGCCAACGCATCTACCTGTGGTTTTTGCATTTCGCGTAAAGCCATGTTAGCTTCTTTCATCGAATCAATAGCTTTGTCATTGAAAACCCCCATTTTATTGGATTGAGAAATAAAAGCGATGTATTGCCTTTGTGTCATTCCCAACTGTTTTACAAAGCCTTGATATTCGAATAACTGATCTGTATAATTACCATTAGAATTGGCAGCCTTATCGTAACCTTCCTTAATTAAATCAAGGTTTTCAATTAAACCACCTCCGTTAAATTGCGTCATTGCATTAGCAGAGCGAAGCAATCCCATTGGATCTGCACCTTCAAGTTTTTTCAACTTCATAGCTTTTGCAACAAACTCATCCAACGCTTCACCCTGTAAACCCGTTAACCTTTGAACTTCTGTAGAGTAATCTTTAATATCGGCTGCAAAGCTCATTGAATCATTTGCTTTTTGCATCAATTCAATACCTTGGTTAATTCCGGTAATTGTATCCTGCCAACGAGCTTGTTTTTGGGTAAATTTTTCAACTGCACCTGTAAGTGATATTACATCCTGTTCAGCACCGTGTAGAGAAACTCTGTATTGTTCAACTTTTTGTTTAGCTTTTTCGTAAGCTTCTTGTGCTTTTAATTTTTCCTGTCCGGGTGTTGCTTTTTCGTAAGCCTGTTCAAGCTTCTGCAATTCATCTTCAAGTTTCTTTACACTTGTTTTAGTATCTTTAAAATGCTCCTGGGCTTTCCCTAAAGCTTCCTTTGCTTCCTTTTCGGTTCGTGTAATTGAGCTTGTAACATCATCCATTGCATCACTTAAAGAAGTGGCACTTTTAAAGGCATTTCTCATTGGCTTCGTCATTTTGTCGACTAGATCCAATATCCATGATGTTGTTACCTGATTACTCATAATTTTATTAATTGCAGCACTTCAATAAGTGCTTCTTTGTACGCGTTTTTTCTTATGTTTTCAACATAGATCCACTGTTGGTATAACTTGTAGTATTCTTCGTCTGTCAATGTTTTTGGATCCATATTAAAGTGGACGCGTATAATTGCATCCACTTTATCATATTCAAAACCATCGGTTCTTTCTGTCGTGGGATCTAAGAAAAAACCCGCTACAGCTTTTTTACTTCGCTTTTTGCAGTGTGTACAAGTTTGCCGATTTCGGTTAACAATGTGGTGTAGATTGCCCCGTCATGCTCATAAGCTTCTTTGTCACCGATAAGAACCAAACCAACCATTAATTTTTCAATAGCCGAAATATTCTTTTTTTGCTCGTATTCCGATATCGCCTGCATTACGCTGCGGTTTGGTTTTTTTACCAGGTATTCATATTGGTACCCATCATCGGTAGTTACGATCACTTCGCGAAGATTTCTTTTACCACCAACCTTTGCTGCTTCCTGTTCTATATCAGAATCAGTATGAAGCTTAATTATTTGTTTATTCATCTTAAACTACATTCCAATCAATATGTGAAACAATCAACTCATGATCTACTGCAATAGAACCGTCACCCTGCGATACATCGACACTATTGTTTGTAAATTCAACATTTCTGATAATATGAAACTTAATTACACCGTCAATCTCGTACTTAACAGGAATATCAAAAGGCGCAACATCCTGTAAACGCTTTCCTGGTGGTAATGAATTTAATAAAGCATCATTTTCTTCTTTCAACAAAGTAATTGAAGCTTTAGCCTCATAATTACTTCTACTTCTGCCAATTGGCATGTTTCCGGCACCGTAAACGTTTTCTTTGGTTAAAGTATCATCGTAGGTAATTTTAGTTATTCCTTCAACATCTCTACCCAACATGTTAAATGTGATATTACTCCAACCCTGTACGGTACCGAATTTATTTACAATTAATGTTTCCATCTTAGTTTATTGAATTGGTTAAACCTAACGACACTTCGAACTCATGTACAATACCGTCCATAACTACCAAAGCTTTTACCTGTACTGGTGATGTACTATTAACAACCTGTTCACGGTTGATCTGCAAATCATAACCCGATATTTCACCGTTATTCTGCATTGTCTTCAATGATTTCTCACCAACTGTTTGCCACTGCATTGCTGTTGTGGATGCAATAAAACCTGTTGTTGGATCTTTCTTTACAACACCTTTTACATAAGGAAGTAAAGCCTGGCGAATAACTCGTGCAGCTTTATTCCAAACACGGTTATTTTCAATGTTGCCGTAATCACTTGCACGTTCAATACAGGTACAGCTATCGGTAAAATACATACCTGCAAAGCCTTCATAACTTGCAACGGCTGTGTAACCCTTGTTAATCAGATCGGTAAGTACCGCTTTGTCAATTACTCGCATTTCGCGTTTATCGCTTAAATAAGCTGTAAGCCATACACCTAAATTCACATCGGTTAACGGATAACTGATTGAACCGCGCTTGGTTAATGGTTTTGTTTGAATATCAACAGAACCTAAATTCTCATTAATATTACGAACTGCTAACATACCTAACGAACTTCCTATTGCTGTTAAACCGTCATTGTTTTTACAGGCAACAATTACCGCAACTTGTGGTGCAGTTAACGCAAACAGATCTGCTGTATATACAGCTAAATTGTCTGTTCCTATAAGTGCAAAATCAATAAGGCGGTTTTCCACAGCAAATTCATCAATTATTGTTTGTTGTGCTGCAATTACCGTTGCCAATGTAGGCGGTGTTTCACCCGAAAAATCCACATGTAAGCCATAACCTTTTACTTCTGTGTTTGCATTAAGAAAACCTTTTAAATCAGCTTTAACTGCTTTATCAAACAAGTATAAAGTTGCTTCCGGTGCCAATCTGAAAAATTCCGTTATTTGCTCGTAAACCTTTACATTATTGTTCGCATCAAACGAAGCATTAATACCTAATTGTTCAACTGCGTACACTGATGTAACAACAACACCCTTTCCGGCATTATTAATTGCTGTTGCAACTGCTGCTTCCGCACTTGGAATACCAATTACATACGCAACATGATTATCGGTTGACTGATTGGTAAGTCCTAGACCACCTTGCAAACGATTAATATTTACACCGTTCATTTCTGCCATTACTGCTGTGTGTTTGCGGTTGTAGTTGTTTTGGCTGCATCTGTTTTTACATCAGATCCTGCTCCTGTGGAATCATCCTTAACTGTAGTTAATTCTGTAGTACGTTTTTCAACAGCATCTAAAACTGTTTTACGGGTTTCACCTGTAATATATTTTTGAAGATCTTCTAATTGTTCAACCGCTTTAATTTCTGCAATCAATTCTTTTGAACCGCGTAATTTAACATCCGACGTATCAACCGTATCTTCAATATCTTTTGTGTAGGTAGAATATTTACCGTCTTTTCCTGCATGTAACATGGCACGGTTTTCTTCTAAAAAAACATTTCCGTCCGATGTTGCAAATACTTGCTGTGCAGTAGGAAACTTTTCAAAAGTTTCTTCTACTATTTGTTTAATATCTCTTTTCATTATTTCAATATTTTGGGTTAGATAACGCATAACAGAACAATCAGTTCCGCTGCGATAAAAAAACACCAGGCTTTAAGTTCGTGTTTACACATTTTGATAGGATAAAAAAAGCTCATGCTCTAGGCTCATGAGCTTTTGTATATAAAAACTTTTATGGAAAATCTAGCCGATTATAGCACCGATACCTTCATCTTTAACCGCTACTGCGATAGCCCATACACGGAAACCAATCACACTTTCACGATTTTCAGGATCAACCTTTGAATCCCTTGCATAACGCGTTACGGTTCCGATAGCTTTACATGCTGTTTGGTTATAGAAACATACAGATGAAACTTTTGTTCCTGTAACACTCTCAAATGCTACTTTTTCATTATCTGCATTGTACATTACAGTATCAACAGATCCGTAAATTTTAAACCCGTAGTAACTTGATGCCAGTACACCATCTTTTGCATTATGGTATTGTTGGTAAAAAGAACGGTCTTCATTCAATAAATCTGCTTCATGATCTGGGCACAATACCAGTACACGCCCTTTTTGTGGAACCTTTAATTTATCAAGTGCGTTTTTTAATCTTACAACATCCTTGCTTGTCAATGTTGCTCTACCATTCACGGCTGCGCCTGTAGCAACGATAACAGGAGTTTTAGTTGTGTTTTCAGCAGGTGCTAAAGAATGTAGTGAGTGAGCCGCGTATTTTTCTTCTAAAGTTAAACGGTGTTGCTCCTGTACATCGCTTGTTTTATCGTAAGGCAACGCATATAATTCGTCATCAGTTACAATTGTATTGGTTGTATCCAATTTGTTTAAAGAAATAACAATATGCCCGTCCTGGCGTGTTGCTTTATTGATCGGGTAAGTAGTGTTATTAATCAATACCGTTGGTGCCGCTCCTTGTGTAGGAATTTTAATAACATCATTGTTTACCCATTGTTGTTTTGAGCGCAATTCGCCCATCCAAGAACTATCTTTACCGAAGTTCTTAATCATTTCTTTTTCAGCTAACTGATTTAATGCCGGTAATGCAACTGGTGTTAGAGCCAGATCTAATTGCATACCGTCGGTTTTACCCATTCCAAAAATTTGTGGAGCAAATGTTAAGGCTACCAATACAATGGCGAAACCTCCAATCTTTAAAAACTTTTTCATATATAAATTAATGTTTAATTGTTGCTATAGGTTGCAACTGTACCTTTGTTTTCTTTTTCTACTTTGTTTAAATACTGTTTAAATCGTCTTTATGATCCGAAATAATCTTTTGAAAGAGCTTCGAACTTTTCCGGTTCTTTAACCATCATTGCTTTTAAAGCATCGGGGTCTTTCTCGGCAAAATCTTCAAATTTCCAAGATGCGCGTGCATCCTGGTTACCTTGATTGCTAGCTTTAGGATCTATAAAATCCGAACCTTTTACAGGTACACTCATTGATGCTAAAATTTGTTTCGTAGCATCATAATCAGCAGCAGCTAACTTTTCGTAGTGTGCTTTAGCATCCGCAGGAATGCGTTTTTCGTCAATGGCGGTTTGTACCATAGCTTTTGCAGTTGCTTCTTTCAATGCAGTTGCTTCGTTCTTTGCTGCATCGGCTGTAGTAGCTTTTTCTGCAATCTCTTTTGCTTTTGCTTCCATTTGTTCATCAGTAGCATCAGCAGGCAAGCCTAATGTGGCTAACATTGCATTTCTATTCATCGTATTATCTGTTTTGTGTTTATCAGCGTTTGAGTTTACCGCAGGAATGTTAGGAGCGCCACAGGCTGTAAGAATAGCCACATCTAAAGAGGTAATTTCCTGTTCTTCTTCTTCAATAATTTCATCAAGCAATTTTTTTTCTTTGGCTTCCTGTGCGGTCATCCAATAATCTCCTTTATTAAATAGGTTTTCAACTTCTTCTTCACTTATCTGCATCTTTTGTGCATACGCCGAACGATAGTCGCTTGTTAAATTGTTTAGGAGTTTTAAATCATTTTCAATTGCTTGTGAATCACCCGAAGCAGTCATACGAGGGCGGTGAATCATAAATTGTGAGTTTGAATAAGCTCTACACTTGAACTTTGCCATTAAATATGTAGCTGCACTTGCTGCAACGCTACCGATGGTTAAAGTTACATTTGGAACACGTTTTAATTCATTGGCTATTTCGGAAGCTTCAAATACCGAACCGCCCCTAGAATTAATGTAAACATCTACATCCGTAAATCCCTTTTCAATAAAGCTGTCAACATAATAACGAACAGTTGAACTGGATCCCGTGTAAGAGTTTACACCTATTTCTTCTACTATGCGTAAAGAACCCTTTTTACCGTTGTTAGATGCTTCTATTTTCAAACCTGTTTTGCTCACTTTATTCCTTTTTTGTTTCTTATTGTGGAGACAAATTTTCGACAAAAAAAGCACCTGAAAAAAAAGCTGTTACAAATTAGTAAGTTATTGATACTAAATAGATAGCGTTCGAAAACTAAAATAAAACTACCATTTTGTTACATTCTATTTTAACAACACTTTTGTACTGTTAATAAGTATAAAATGGCAAAAAACAAGGAAAGGCAGAAAGCATACGAAATGTTTGTTGAGATGTTTAAAACTCAAAAAGAGATTGCTGAATTTTTAGAGGTTTCTGAAAAAACGGTTGGTGACTGGGTGAAAAAGGGTAATTGGAAAAACGAACGTGACGCACGAATGAACAGCCACAAAACCCAAACACAAAACATTCACGACCTAATTTCTGATTTAACGGAAGAAGCACAGGATCTTACCGAACGTATTCGAGATGCGGAAGCTAGAGGTGAAAAATCGGAAGCTACCGACTTAAAAAAGCAACGTCTGTTAATAAGCCAAGAAGTATCCAGTTACAATAAAACACTTGAAAAGATAGATAAGGAAAACAAGTTTACACTTTCAACTTACATAGACATTCAAGAAGATATATTTCAAGCTTTAAAAGAGTTTGATCCGGCATTATACTTTAAAACAATTGATTTTCAAAAACAGCATATTCAGCACAAAAGTCAAACATTATCATAAATGAAAAAATTATTAAAACTGGCTGCTTCATTAATTCTTAATAAAGCAGACAAAAAACGTTGGTTTCTTGAAATAGGTATCTACTTGATGCAAAAAGGAATCACTCACCAAATTGGTGAGATCGTTCACATTCAACCTATAGGTATTAGAGGAAAACACCAAAC